TATCCTGACCCACCGTTTGAAAGATTAACAGTAGTAATTGTTCCATTCGCGACACTCACTGTAGCCGCAGCGCCTGTTCCTGTTGCTCCAAGATTGATTCTTCCGATACCATCATCAGCGCCTGAGGAGAATGTCACTGTAGGAGCTGCAGTATACCCTGTTCCTCCGTTTGTAACCGTCACTCCAGTGATAACTCCTCCCACAATAATAGGAGTTCCAAGAGCGCCACTTCCACCAGCTCCTCCTGAAAAAAGAACAGTAGATTTTGATGTGTATCCTGATCCTCCATTATTAATCGTGACTGATGTTACAGAGGTACCTGTGAGTACTGCTGTAGCTCTAGCGCCCTGTCCTCCATTTCCTGTAGTGAGAGGATTGACGACATACAAACTATTATTAAAAACCTGACCATCAGTAAACACATCAGCTACCCCTGGCCAGGTGGTAGGAATGATTTCCCAGAGCTGTGTAGATTCATTGAATTTATAAAAACTCAAATTATAAAACCCGATAAGAGTATTCACAACCGCACTACCATTCCAAAACGGGATTTGATAGATACCCTGGAATTTGGTACCTCCAACTAATGCGTTGCCTTTTGTTTGATATCCTTTCTTAGAAGCTACGACCTTAGTTGCAAATCGTGTATTTACCGCATTATAAAACTTATCAGCAGGGACAGAATTCGATTCTTCGTAATTTTCCATGCCCGTGAAAAATTTGAGATTCGCAAGGGGTTTGAGATTTTTTTGCATTAAATTCTAAAGAAAGAATTGTTATTCCATATAATCGGCCTGCGAACATTATTGACGTCCTTCACTCTTGTGTTCTTGAATGCGATGTATTGAGAGAGAGCTTTTTGGTATTCTGCTTGCCAATAATCCCAGCTCGTACGGAAAGAATCCGATGCTGCAATTTTCATACAAGCACCATAAACTAGAATCGGAATTCTCCAGCTATTAGGGATTAAAATTGGTGTATCAGCGTCAAGTGACATTGGAGTTATTTTTTGGGTATAGATCATGAGAGCGTTCTGGAGCTCTGAGTTTCCACCTACTGTAGATTGAGGGGAGATAATAAGAAACCCTTTATAGATCGAGTACGAATTCGGATAGAAGTTAATAGCAGCGATGTTTGTGGGGTACTGCATAAACTGTTGGATAATCCCGTTCACATCAAGATACTGAACTGATTCTGATTGGATATCAGGTGCGAGAGTAGTAAGAGGGTACATTTGACGGGCGATCGCTCCTGATAATTGAGCAATCGTGAACCCTGTGACTCCTCCTAATGTCTGGACTCCATCGTTTGTGGTATAATCTGCCATTTCACTTTGAAGTAAGACACGGCCAGCTGGTAACCATGAAGAAGTGCTTGATAAAACTAATGTGCTTGATCCGATTGGAGTGTCATTCACTAATGTAGTGTCATTAGAGACCGTAAATGAAACGTTGTTTTCCCGAGCGGACTGTTTCATTCTTTGATCGTTAAACGCCTCAGAATAGACCGTGTTAAGGGTGTCTTTGACGAGATCTAAAGGCACAGCTTCACTCCCAGTTGCTTCTGGTTCTTTAAGTTCTCGAAGAACAAGGTTGCAAAGGTTGTTAAAATTGATATCTGCACTGAAATAACTAGTCATTATTTTACAAATTTATCGAGTAATACTGCTGCGATCTTGCGTTGTTCTTTTTCTTCCGAATATTTTTTCTTAGACCGGATAGTGATTTGATAGTTGTCTTCTTCATCTGGACCCATAAAACATCTATCTAATCCGATGTCTAAATCTTCGTATTCTTCTTGAAGATCTTCAACAATATCCATGGCTTTTGCGAGATTCATATAATATGATTAAAAATTATTTTTTGGTATGACGTTTTTCAGAGTACGCAATTGCTAAAGCTTGAGATTTAGGTCTTCCAGCTTTTAATTCTGTTTTTAAATTAGAAACAAAAGCTTTTCGAGATTTAAAATGTTTAAGAGGCATAATTAAGCTTTTAAATATTTAATAATAAGTGCCAGGATAATGGGAACAATAATAATATTCATAAATATCAAGGCTCCCATTATAATATTTTTTGCTTTCTCAAGAGCTGTGACACGCCCATTTGTTTTTACAGTTTGAGCTAAAATTTGGCCATGGACCTCACGTTCTGAAGTTTGATTTGCAAGTATAACAGCTGACATTGCATCGAGCTTAGCTTCTAATACTGCATTTGATGGGGCTTCATCCATAAATTAAAGAAGGACTTCTTGTCCTGAGCTATAAGAATAAGTAGGGGTACCACTCACATTTACACTTCTTAAACGAGCATAATAACCAGCTGGGACCATTCCCGAGACTACACCACCGCCTGTTTGGTTAAGTGTGAGACCAACAACTAAAGTTCCGCTTTGGCCACTTGAAACACGAGCGATTTCCATCCAGTCGCTTGCAGTAGAAGAGTTCGTAGCTGCGATTTCGAGAGCTACATACCCACTAGCGTTTCCAGAGAGAGACACCGTGGTTAAAATAGTAGTGCTATATGATACAGAAGCGTTCCGGGTTGTTGAGAGTTGAAATCCGTTAGCGGCTGCGGCTGTTGTGACAATACTATGTGAAGGAGCGTTATTAAAACTTGGAGTAAGTCCACCGATAGTGATAACCCCTGTTGAAGAGTTATAGCTACCACCTGCACCACTGACACTAATAGATCCACGAGCAGCTGAAGTGAAATCTGAGATAAAAGAAGATGTTTTTGTTCCTGAGGTGATATCAGACGCTGAGTGTGTGTGACTTGCTGCAGCGAAGTCGGTAGTTGGGTGAGTCGCTGAGCTTCCAAGACCGAGGTTAGTGCGACTAGTAGCTGCGTTGTTTACGTCTGAAAGGTTATTCGCTACTGTAAGAAACTCTGAGGCTGAATGGGTAGCTACAGATCCAAGTCCGAGATTAGATCGAGCTGTTGTAGTGTTATCAGCACTTGTACCGCCTTGAACGATATCAACTGGATTTGTAGTTGGCATATAAAGAGGAATTTCTTGAGCGACGAGATAATGTTCTGGGTTTTGATGAGCGTTACCGTAAATTTCTTCTGGATCGAGAGGAGGGAGAGGCATAACAAGAGGGAGGGAAAGAAATATTATGTTATAAGTTGACGACCTACCGCAGGAACTCGACCAGAAACAGCGGTACGAGGTTTAATAGCGACATCTGTAGACCACAGTGGATTAGTAATAGTTCCGTTATTGCTATTACCGCTACTATCAGTAGCAACTGTTCCAGTACCTTCATTAAAACGATAAAGGATTGAGACTCCAGGGGCATAGATACCATTATTATAGATATCCATAACCTGTTGCTGGGTAATAGCGACATTATTATATAAAAAACATTCATCAATAAGGCCTAATGAAGCGGAAGAAGAAGCAAATTGAGCTACTGTTAACACTCCATCATCAAGATTTGGAGTAAAACCACAAGCTATGTTTTTGATAAGGACACCGTTCCAATAAACTTTAACATTTCCGTTAGCTCCTCCCGCAAAAACTCCAACTAAATGGCCCCATTGGTTTAAGTTTGGTTGAATAGTTGAAGGAAGATCAATACCAAAACTTCCTAATTCAAGAAATCCTGAAGAAGTAGCACCTAATGTCCAAGCTTTATTGGCTACAGTAGTTCCAAGGGAAAGAAGCCAGTTGTAAGCTACACCAAGCTGTAGATCTTTTGGTTTCCACCATCCACCCATACTAAAAGCTGAAGATCCTACCACTCCGCAATTTCCATTACTTACAACTTTGTTTAAAGTACTGTTAATTTGAAGAGAAGCAACCTGATCGCGTAATAGTATCCGATTTGAGATAGGAGCTCTTGGCATTATTTGTAATTAAGACGAAGTAAAAGATCCCCCGCTGAACCTGCAGTATAAGTTCCTGCTGTGCTGGAGTTACCATAAGCGATTCCTGTACTGAACTGCATACCACCTGGACCGAAATATGTGTTTGGGATCGTAATTGATCCTGAAGCTGGGATAAGGAAAGTATCAAACGGAGTTGCGCCACCTCCTGGAACTGTAGCTGTATTAAATAATTGAAGATATCTTACGCTGGCTGTGGTGTTAATCACGTTAAGAGAAAACACATTTCCAGGAGTAGCTTTTGCGTTAAGAGTCGTAAATGAAAGATTTTGAACCGTAGAGTAACTATAAGCTGAGGTAGCTAAAGGTTTAACCTGAGTAGCAAGTACACCGTTTGTATTGTCTTCTGCAACCGCAGCGAACTGTTCAGCAACTTTCGTGTCACCTTCACTGTTTAACTGGGTAGCTGAGACTTGGCCATTCGTAAGGGTAGGAGGAGTTGAGTTATAAACACCACCTGTCTGGACTGGGTTACCTACTGCGGTAGAACCAGAAGCAGCTGTACCTTGAACCTGGTTAGCTGAAGCTCCACTTCCTGCTACTGATCCTCCTAACCAATAAGTATAAGCTGCAGTACCTGTCGTGCCAGCATCCGCTTTCTTTCCATAAAGGTTACCTGTTTCATAGTCGATCATGTACTGACCGTTTGAGAGGGCTGAGGTATCGCCTACATCACTTCCAACGGTTTCTTTAAAAGCTACTTCAGTGGTGAAAGTCGTAGCCATAGCTCCACCTAAAGTCACAGCTGAATCACCAAAACGTGCCGTACGTCCTGAAGCGTTTGCGATTGGAGCATATGGAAGTTTGATGTTCAAGACAGTAGTGGATGCACCTGCTGGGATCGTGAAGTCTGTTCCTGCGTTAAAGGTTGTAGTCGTAAGTTTACTTGCGATCTGATTGATAACTGGGAGAGCAAATTGAGGTTTTGATTGGCTTTCGCCTCCTCTTAATGGGTATATATCACGTTGGATGTCCATATGTTTAAGTTAAAGATTGAATTTTTGCTGCAACGAGAGGGCCAAGGATCTCTTTACGTTTTCCTTGATCGAGTTTACGAAGTTCATCAACTGAATAGATATTGGCTGCATTCAGACGTTTGATTGAAGCTTCTCCAAGACCTTTTACGTTATGAAGATCGTTTGTCATAAGACCACCAGTCTGGGCAGTCCCTTCAACAGATTTGACTTCAGTAACTTCAACAATTCCACCGTTCATAGCTGTGAGCTTGGCTTGTTTTTCAGCATCAATCTTTGATTGCCATTCTGCTACTGCTTCTGGGGTGATATCGTTAAAATTTTGAGTTGACCATGCTTCAAAGTTTTGTTGTTCCTGAGAATCGAATTTAAACTCACGAGGTCGGAGTTGACGTTGGACTTTCTCAAGCTCGATTGCTTGTTCAGGGGAAACTTCATAAAGGATCGCTGCGATATGTTCGTAGTGACCGTTATTTAAAGCTTTTTCGACGATTTCACGTTGGGATTTATCAAATACATCCCAGTTAATATTTAGTTCAAGTGTAGGCATAGATGAAAGTTAAATAATCTTCAGAAAGTCCCCCAGTTATGAGGGACTCAAGAAAACTAGTTTAGAGACTCATGTCCAAAAATTGTGTGCCATCATATATAAGGTCGATAAACCCCGTAGCTGCATATGGTGTTGCGATGTTATTCGCTGCATTAATATGAGATTTGATATTCAAAGCACCACCACCGTTTAAGTTAAAAGTGTTTGCGCCTGCCTGGAGAGTATGAGCGAGTTTCACTACTACTCTAAGACCTGCTTGAAGAGGGATAGCTGTACCGTTAGCATCAACTAAAGCACCTGCGATAGCATTATTCGCACCTGTTTCAGTAGCGATATAGTTAACTGCACGGAACGCGTTGACTCCACCTGTTGTCTGGCCAAGAGAAATGATCCCAGTACCTTTCGCTGCATAAGTAGTACCGATATTTGTATCAGTACCAACAGAAGTAAATGAAGGAGCTGCTGCTGTTGCTGCTGTAGAGAACTGGATTGTATTCACTGAAGAAGCTGCTTCAAGGGCTGGCTGAAGAGCGTCAGTATCAACTGTAACATAGATCGTCACTGCTGGAGTTGCTACGTTTGTTACGATACCGATAAACTGTGTAGCACCGTTAGCATAAACAATCGGGTTACCTGAAAACGTAACACCAACACCACCAGTTAATGTGATTTTTTCACCTACAGTAGCTGAGATATTACGAAGAGTAAGATAAAACGCTGATCCTACCACAGCACCCGGGATAGCTGCAATAAGAGCTGTTGCTGTGTCGGTAGTATCAGTACGATTTACAGCACCACCATTACGATCAATCACTGCATCAACCATCTGAGCTGCGGTATAAACTGCGGCACCTGCTGTAGCGATAGAAGTATAGGTAACAACAGCATTAGAAGCTGCACTTGTTTCCATTAACTGGAAGTTGCAAGAAGTGTTGGTACCGATGTTTTGATAGAGACAAGGGATACCAGTACCACCACCTGTTAGACGGAAGATAGCACCTTTTGTATATCCTGCTGTGCCTGCTGTCGGGAGAACTGCACCATGAGCTTCAATAACATTAGAAACTTCAGAGATACGATCAACAACAGGTGTTTCTGAACCGAAGGTTTGAGTTGCTCCTGTTAATTGAAGGATATTGAGTTGTGTGACCTGACTTTGATCCGTTAAAGCCATAAATAAAGAGTTTTTAAGAAATAGGAGGGAGAAGACGTCAATCTTCTCCCTTTAGCCTAATCACACTATGGAAGTGGATTTACACCAGTAGAACCAGCTGTCCATCTCCAGTCGATTGGGTTTGGCCCAAAGAGAGTAGAAGCTAAGATATTTTCGACTCCATCAATATCTTTCATTCTTTCATGAATGCGAGGTTCCCATGCATATGCCATAACAAGCATATCTTTCATTTTATCGAGATCAACAACAAACCAGTAATTCGCGAACGAATCTGGCATGTAATGAAGAGGCATAACTTTAAATGATTTGCCAACTGCAGCTGTAATGCTTGGAGAAACTTGACCGTAACCAAGGTTAGCTGAATCTGGACCGTATTCAGACAATTTCAATCTGAACGCACTTTCCCAGAGTTGACGAGAACAAACGAGACCGAGGTTTGTGCAAGGCGATACCAATACACCAGCATCATCTTTGAAACGATCAAGTTGGATAAACGCTTGTTTGAGTGAAGTTGCGTTAAGGACAGGATTAGCTGTTGTACCTACTGTCACGATGTTTGTTTGAACAGCGAGACCAGGTTTTTGTGAAGGATGTGAAGCGTTGTAGAGTGAAAGACCGTCACCACCAGTGATGAATGTTGTGGTAGCTCCGAGATAGAACACTTTTGCAAAATCCTGTTCCCAGTTTTGGATAAGACCTTGTGCGAGACCTCTCATCATAGAATCTACTTCATAAACGCCCATAGAAGAACGTTTCTTCAAGAAGTAATCCAATTCTTCAGTATACGGAACACGTTTTGTATATTTACGAGTGATTAACTGCTTGGAGTAACCGTTGTATTTGTAATCCACAGCATATGATTGACCTTGAAGAGTCAAACCACCTGGACCGTAACCAGAGAGAGACGACATCTTGTCAGCAGTAGTTTCGATTTCATATTCTTTATACGGAAACATTTTATACTGAACTTTCTCGGAAATTTGGTATTTTACCTGGTCGAACGCCGAGACGATCGCAGGATCCACCACCTGTGGAATACTCAGTGTAGAGTTATTATTAGCCATAAAGTTTTAGAGGAAATTAAGAAGGTAAAAATCAAGTCAGCCCTTCTTGATGTCATCAGCCCTTTAGTACTAAGCGTGAGGTGCGAAAGAAAGTTTTTGTGGGAGAGCAACACGAGCACGACCGAGGGTAGTAGTACCGTCACGGTTTGGATCGATATCAATTAATTCAAATTGACCTGTTGTTCCAAATGTACCTGTATTGATAGTAATAACGTTTGAAGTGACATCTACGTTAAAATAGTCACCGATGTTTGTCTGTGTAAGAGCAACTGCAGAGAGTGTGCTCATTTCAACAACAACTTCATCAAGGTTGCCGTCATATTGACCCTTGGTGAGGGCCACAGTCTGGTTATTAGATAAAACAGTTGTTGTTTGAGCTTCAAAAAAACCTGCTACAGTTGAAGATGAAGTGATACGGTTCAAAAAACCGTTCGTGTCGATAGTAACTGGATCTTGGAAATCGATTGTAGCTGAGTTAGCCATAATCAATTCTTGATCGTTCGACACATTAGAACCTTGTACAATGCGTACTCCTGACATAAGTAATATATTAGTGAATAGGGATATTATATTTCAGCTTTTTGTTGAGTTGATCCGCTAACCATGAACTTTGAGAGCTCATAGTAGGAGCGGCAGCTGGAAGAGGTGCTGGTTTTTTCCCTCCTCCGACTTTTAATGATGGGACTTCTGGCACTTTCGTAAGCGGTGCACCTTCTGAGAATTCAGAGGCATACGCGATCTTGAGTGCTTTAGGATAATCTTCAGAAAGAAGAGCAGGATTAACATTATCGAGAGCAGCCATAAGTTTTACATAGTTTGGGTCGTACTCGTTTTCGAGAATACCTTTTTCTGCAAAAAACTTAGATCGTGCTATCTTTTGTTCTTTCTCTTCTACGCTTGCAAGCTTCTGTTGGACATCCATTAACGCTTTCTTGGTTTCATACGCGCCTGGATCAACAATTTTAAGTTCTTCAAGCTTGGATCTTTCAAGGAGTTGTTTATATGACTTAATCCCTTGAGTTCCCCAGACTTTTGTAACGATATTGTTTGCAAGGTTCGGATCAGTTGCGGCGATTTTATGGATAAGCTCGTTGTTCTCTCGAACAAACTCAGCTTGTAACTCCACATGTCGACGAACTTCTTCGTTCCGTTTTTCAACTTCAGAAATAGCTCCGCTTAATCGTTTCTTTAAGACAGCATCTTCCTCTTCAGGAACAGGGGCTTCTTTAGCTTCAGCTTCCGGCTCAACCTGAGCATCGGTGCCTTT